TTAGGATGCCATTCTGTGCTTTTCTATCCAACAGTCTATATCAGATTCAAGCCATCTCGCAATTTTTCTTTTGCCCTCTCCAAATAACATAGAAGGAGGGAAGTAGCCTGTTTTCATCCAGTCATAGATAGTTGACTTTGGAAGGCTGGTTTTTAATTCAACCGCCTTCAAGTCAAGCAAACGACTTTGCTTTTCTGACATTACCCCTCCTTACTTTCCGCTTTAACTTCATCTACATATTCAATTGCATCTTTCATGCTGAGAAAGCCGCATAACTCTTCACTACAATTTTCATTTTCAAAGACTGTATATGCGAAGACGTTACTCTCATCTATTTCGATAAATAAGCCTTTGTAAATGAACCCAGTAGTCCGCTTGGAGATAAAGAGCTTTACGTCAAAATAAGCCATATCAAATTCACTCATTCCACCCAGCCTCCCAAATCTAAATAGTTTTGACTCCAATCATTAGCGCAATCAGAAATAAATGTTTCCTTTTGCAGTTCATCCATTGCATTCCAGTCATCTTCATCAATGAATTCACTAAGAGGGTAAAAATCTTCCTGAGTGGCATTTGCAATACCAATTGCCATGTAGAACCGAATTTTTAAATCTTTAAATGCTTTTTCACTCATCCCTCAGCTCCCGATTCAACATCCAACAACATGCTGCCTTCCTCTGGATATTCGGTCATCCAAAAGTAATAGCCTTTGCCACTGTGCCCATCTTCAAAAAATTTAATAGTTAGTTCAGTTTCAAGTTGATCTAAATCATTTTCACCATCTGGATTTACAAATTCGAGAAGGCTTTTTAATTGGTGACCATTAAGAGTTATGCTCATTGTTCTGCTCCCGATTCGCTTGCTTCTAAAAACTTCAAGTTTTCTGCAACTGCATTTTCAGCTTCGGCTTTTGAAGCGAATTGAAGAATTTCAAAGTTATCTTCATCTTTATAGATATTTGCAAAATATACTTTTGTTGACTCAGTACGTTGCCATTTTTGCAACTCAAGCACTTCTCCCTTATCTATTTCAATGTCATATTCGAAAGGGCAATCAACTACATAATCTGAGCCTTCCAAATAATATGTATCTGTAAGCTTTTGTTGAGTATCTGGCACCGCCTGATCATTATTAATCTGTGCATACAAATCTTGTCTTTCATCAAGCAATTCAGTGATTCGATCTTGAAGACGACCAATCTCAAAAGATTGTTGCACCGCCTGAGCTTTGGCTTTTTCTAGCTCTGCATCACGATGCTTTGCACATCTAAGCCAAGCATCCCAACGGCTATTCATGTTGCTTATTTCTTTTTGAGCAACTTCAGAAGGATTGTTTGATCTAGTCATAAACAGTTCATGCTCATGACTAAAAATAATGTCTCTTCTTCCTTTGTAATATTGGAAGGCATTCAGAAAAGCCTCTCTTTCCTTATTCAAATCTGTCATGCTGCCACCTTCGCTTTAATGCGCTCTTGATATAACTTTGCGTAGTACTCTTGAGCATGTGGAATTTTGTCTTTAAACTTTTGGATCATTGCTTCGTCACGTTTGTAGGTGACAGTTGTTAATCGTTCTCTTAAATCGATTCGCTCAACTAAATCAATTAGCTGCTCTCTATCATCCCAATCATTTGTAAGCTCGATAGGGCAAGGGAATAACCAGAAATCGACCATTGCTTGCTCACAGTCGTAAAGCCACATGTAGCCTTGCATCTGCCAGTCGTAACCAGCCTTCTTTGCCTTTTCTTCTGCCTCATCTTTAAAGAAAGGGTGAGTGCCAATATCCCAAGTGCATTTAGTGTCGATGATCAACTTGTTATTCAGATCAAGAATGTCGCATTCACCAGTAATTAATTCATTTTCCAAACGGCCTTCATGTTTTACATACTGGCGAAAACGAATCTTGCCAGACAGGCTAATTGCAATTTCTTCAAGCGCATTACCTTTAGCCGTGTACTGGTTGCCTTTGAAAGACTTGAACGTGGTCAAGTCCTCCTTAACAATTGTTCTGATCTCAGTCTTAGCTGTATCGCTAAGAACTGAGCCTTTAGTTTTAGGGTCGCCTACAAGTTTATGTAGGCTTGAGCATCGGAATAGCTTCATAGTGCATTTACCTCAGCTATTTGTGCATTAGTAAGTGCATAGCCTTCTAATACATATTCTTTAGTAACTGCATCGGCTTTGATCTGCTCTAAGAGAACCGGGAACTCATTGTCTGGTACAGTTGGTTTAACTTCCTGGACTTCTCCAACTTCCTTCACAGTGACATTTTTAAACCAGTCTTTAGGTGAACTCATGCCATCACGTAAGCTAGTGAAAATCTTGCGAAGCGCAACGATATTGGCTGCTGTAATAGCATCAAGACGACGCTGAATGTAATCTTCAATGTCTTTCTTGGTGACATTAAATTGCTCAAAGGCTACAACAAGTTTTTGCACAGCTTCTGGTGAAGTATCAGCACTTGCATGGATTGTCTTTTCACACTGATTAACTGCATCATCAATAACATCACCGGGTATTACACCTAAGATGCATGCACGTAGACGACGGGCACCATTGTTTGCAACCAATTCATAAATATCGCGTGGATCTGTTAATTTTTTAGATCCATTGCGTGTATAACGAATATGTGGAACCTGAAAAACCTTTGTTTGACGGGTATTTGTTTCAACATCCCAAGCAAATGCTTCAACTGTAGATTCGCCATTTTCAGAAGATAATTCACGGATACCGTACTGAATATTTCCCCAATTCTGAGCAAGCATTTCTGCAAGTCGAATTGATGGACCAGTTACTGAACTACCACCACGAGCATAAGAATAAACAGCCGATTGAGCTAAACCGGGACGCTGGCATGCGTTCATAATTCGGTCATAAGCTTCAATTGGGTTACGTGGGAACTGTTTAGCAATAACTAAAGCAGCTTGTACCTCTGCAATTGCACGTTGACTATCAGATTGAACTGTAGACATTGCTTGAGTAGTAGGAGCGGCTACTGCAAAAGGGTTTTGTCCTGAGTGTTGTACTGGCGCATTCATAATCTTCTCCTAGTTCTTTTCACTTGCTATGTATCTTTTAACTAAAGGGATGAGTTCTCTTTGAGTCGTTAAGTGGTCACCCTGAAACCTGTCATAAATTGGGTAAAACCTACCTTTCACTTCAACTTGTAGAACCTGAAAATCTCCTTTGCCGTCTCGATACTGAATTTGGTTTTCAATAAGCCAAGACTTGAATGCTTCTAGTCTTGACTTGTGGAGTAGGGCGCGTTTAGACATCACCCCCTCTCAACTCATTGATTTTTTCTCCTCTTGCCAGTTCTTCTAAATACTCATTCAGCTTTTGAATTTGAGTAGAAGTAAGGGCAAAGGGCATACCTTCGACTGCATCGACATAATCAAAGTCATCGACATGTGGTCGGCTACTTGAATCGACTGTCATTCTTGTGTAGTCCACATCTTTCCAGTCTTGATAGTCCAAGCCTTCGCCATATTCGAAAGTGTCGTTTTTCTCAATTCCTTTGACACTTGCAACGATGTAAATATGCTCAGCGTTTTGAACCGACAAGGAAAACTGAACAACGCCATCCTCAACACCTACATTCATCACTTCAAGGCTTGTGAATACAGCAGCATCAAACGAGATATTGGCTAACATATTCAT